GTCGAAGATGGTGCGATCTGAGTTGTTACCTTCGGCTTCTTGCATAGCAGACTTAGCCATGATCTCGTCGCGGTAAATAAGAGACTCAATCTCTCGTGATCCGATAAGTCTGTTCGCAAAGACTCTGGATGCCTTGAGTGTTATGTATCTTCTAGCTTGTTCAGAAAGTTCCTCGAAGTCTAAAAGAAATGTGATGTCCACCTTGATCTCGTCCATGGTGAACTCGGAAGTGTAATTCTCCCGGTCGAAAAGTTTTGTGCCACGCTGAACTACGTCGTAACTATGATCCACTGAGTCAACTTGAAGGGTGTTATCTGGTAACACAAATTCGTTGTTGCTGTTGATCTCCAGGGTGTAGTTCTGGGCTGTGTTAAAGTGCCATCCGTCTTGCTGAACTTCCCTCGAAATCTCATCCAAGATCCCCTTGGCGATAGCAGCAGATGGCGGGAGAGCAGTGGTGTCGGCGATAGAGTTAACAGGTGCTTCAGTGATGTAACCAAGCATGGTGTTAACTGCGTTGAGTTTGGAGGTGAGGGTAGCCATAAAATAATGTTAATGGGAAAAGCCCAGCCCACCCGAAGATGGACTGAGCTTGTGATATGGGTTGTGTTGTTGTTAAGAAACAGTAACCTCGAATGCAGCTTCAGGACGAAGCACACCGTGGCCCATTGCATACTTAGCAACGAAGAGAGTTCCCTGAAGCTCAATCTTGTAATCGCTTTCGGTAGCGAGATCAAGAAGCTTAACAGTTCCGATAGCTGCTGGGTGTCCACCGACGATCTGAGTTGTGTCAAGGTTCGCATTGTAACCTGTTCCACCAGCTCCGAAGACATCGTTGTTTGAGTTACTGTCGTCTTGGATAGTTCCGGGATCAGAACCAGCAACAGCAACATCAGTAAGATGGTTTGACTTGTAGATGTTAAGACCTGCGACCATTGGGATGCGGCCAGATGCAACGTCACCACGACCACCGAAGTCACGATTGATAACATCTTCTCCAGAAGAGATCAAGGTGTAGTAGTCACGAGGCTTAAGGATAGCGTAACGCTGTCCGTCGTTAGGGACGTCATTCTCGTCAAGCTTCTGAGCAGCTTCGAAAAGCAGAGCTTGAATATCAGTTCCGGTCAGTGCGTTCAAAGCAACTCCACTGACGATACCGATACCGTCCTTACCGTCGAAGCCGTCGGATGCAACAGTCTTAAGAGCAGAGTCAGTCCGAGCAGCAGCGATGAGTGTCTTCATGGTTGCGATGTCGAAACGCTTTGCAAGAGCCTTACCTAACTCACGAGCATAGATAGAGCGAACGTCATAGTGGTTCTTAAGCTCATCCATGTTTGAGATGAAGGTAGAAGCGATAAGCAAGTCGTCGATGTTGATGACCTTTTCAGCGTGCTTGATCTTGCTGAGATAGCTGTTTTCAGCGTCAGCAATGTTTTCTCCGGGAGTGTGATACTTAGCATCAGCGATTCCGGTTACAGGGAACTGTGCAGACTTACCGTTAGCGATAGTCCGAATTGTGTGCAGTCCCTTCATGATGGTTGCCTCTTCGAAGGTCGTCAGGATTTCTCCTGAGAACACCTTGAGAAACAAAGCATCCGTATCACCTGCGACGTTAACCTGTCCCAAGCGTGATGGAGTAGTATTTCCGTTTGCCATAATATTGGTTTCTAATTGTTGTTATTAATTGGGTGTCCTCACGAAAAGGTTCTCTACGACAGGTCGGGTTCGGAATTATTGATTGTCCACCGCAGTGGGTCGCATCGTCGGCCACGGAAGTCCTTAAGTCCGTTTCTGTGATGACTAGTGTTTTGTTGTTAATACCACCAAGCTACTGATGCAGCTCGTAACAATGGTAAAAGTTGTATTCTCAAAGTCACCGTCGTTGGTTTTCCAAGAGATGACTGTAATGTAATCGTCGCCTACGCAAGATAACTCTCCGTAGACAGTGCAAGTTATAGGACCGTTATCGCTGTCTTGAGCGTGGTCCAAGAATGTGATTTTAAGAGGATCTCCTAACAGGAGTTTATTTATTTCTTTCCTCCTCACGTTCCTTTGCCTTTCTTGCTTTTCTTCATGATCTTCAAACCGGAACGTTTGGCTTCTTTCTTAGCAGCGGCTTTACCTTCTGCTGTATAAGGATAGTGCTTCTTTCCGACTTGTGGCATGATGTTATATGTGGTTAGTGGTTATTGTTTGGGGTGAAAGTTATCAGCATTTCCAGCGTCTACGGGCTTTACATGCTCGTTTTTCGGGAGTCTTGGAACAGTTTATGTTGTGCTTTTTTAAGATACCTAAACTACGTGCACAAAAAGACCGCTTCCTAGGTCCCCCTTCTGGTTGCGGTCGTTTCAGGTTGCTACCTGTCTTTTGGTTGTAGTATTTGCGTCCCTTTTCGGTCAGTCCTCCTTTGTCGGATTTATGTTCCTTGCGCAAGGACAATCCTTTACGTTTAGCGGGCATTGTTCTCCAAGTCGTTTATGTGGTGTAACATCTCCCCAATCAACTCCTTCTGTGGTTGCGTCCACTCCTGTCGATCTAGCTTCTTGATAAAGTAAGGAACTTTTGTCGGACGAAGAGCCGGACTGCATCCAGTCGTCAATAACATCACGCATGTTGCGGTGACGGTTAACATAAAGGTGTTCTTCATAGCGATCGATGATACTACGCAGTGCCTCCGCAAGACGGGGGAATGCTATAAGTAATTTAATAAGCAGAGACACTGCGCGTATCAGTTGGGGGTTTTATTTATCTTTGGCGTTACCTACATTGAGGGCCAGCATGTCGATAATTTTAAAACACCACTTAACGAATCCATCGTCCTTTGGTGTTGGGGTAAGTGCCGCGATAGCACTACAAGCAGCAATGACTGATGTTACTACACCTAGAAGTTGCTCTTTGTTGTCGATAACATAGTTTAGTAGCTCTTGTATCATGTTGGGGGGTGGTTCAGGGGGTAAAGGTTAAATGACTGACGAAATCGCAAGCCTCTTCTCAATATGGGCGCGATATGCCGGGTCATCAGCGTAGCGAGGATCGTTCATTGCTTGGACAACTTGGGCCGTCGATCCGAAGGGAGTAACACCTGCACCAGCAGTCTCTCCTTGGATAAGTTTAGCAGGTTGTCCACCGTCAGCGATGAAGCGAGCGTAAAGACCACGAATAGCCATCACAGCTGACTTCTGGTCACCACTCTCTACGACATTGTTAAACACCTCTTGCTCGTCGTCGGTAAGTGCGGTAGCAGCCCAGTCAGCCATTGCTGAATAGTTCTCCTCGCCTCCTACTTCTTCCTTGAGGGCGTTTGCTTGTTGATTCGAGACTGAGTTATATCCTTCGATATACATGTCAACCAACTCACGAGAGATCCCAGCTTTCTCCAGGTCAGCATAGGTCTTGTCAGAAAGTTGTCCGGTTTCGAAGTATTCAGTAGACGCGTCGTTGACTGTGTTACTTACCAGCTCCGATGGCTCTGTTGTGTTAACATCTTCAGCCGCTTCGGTCTGCTGTTGTGCTTCTTCCCGGCTTGCATGGAAGTCTCGTTCGAGGTTTGCGTAAGCTTCGGCAAGTGCTTCGGCTGACTCAAACTTCTCCGGTAACCACTCAGGACGTTCCGAGGTTTGTTCGACGGGTTGTTCTTCGAGTGGTTGTTGCTGTGCTTGCTTTTGGGCCGCAGCCTCGTCTTGCATCGCAGCTTGTTGTTCTAGAGAGATATTCTCTTCTACTGTCGGCTCGTTGATTACAACGGATTCCATAGGGGTTTTTGGGGGTTGTTTATAGGGTGTGCCTGTTACTCAGGCGGTGGTCCCTCTTCAGGAGGTGGTTGCATGTTACCAGCCATAGCTTGGTCATTCAACGCTTTAATTCCTGCGGGGCCGAGCTTTTCCGTCAGTGCTTGCATCTGAGCCATCTGTTGCTCTTGCTGCATCTGTTCCGCTGACTTGATAAGTCCTTCGGTCTTGATACCAAGAGAGGTTGCACGACGTTTAAAGTAATCTTCGATGTTAACAAATTGAGCAATCGCTTGTGGACCGACGACCTGAGCCGCACCAGCAAGGAAGAGGTCAAGCTTAGAAAGATCGTTACCACGACCTAAGGCTTCCACACCAGTAACAATCACTGGCTTCACAAGATCCTTTGGAAGTTTCGGAAGGAGCTTCTTCTTTTGCATGACGGTCATCAAGCGTGTCACAAGTGGCATTTGCATCTCAGACGCCAGAAGCGAATACAATCCACCTAGGGACGACTCAAGCTCTTGTGATAACATACGGATCTCCTCTGCTGTCACACGCTCTGCTTGTCTGACGACACCTGCGGTAAGAAGGAAGGCAGCACCAAGACGGTCCTTGATTCCCTCCATGGTTGTTTGAGCGGTGCGGAAGTCGTTGAACTTCTCAAGCTGAAGAGTGTTAACATCTGCGGCGTTGCCTTGCACAATCGCTCCGTTAGGGCTTTCTGCAAGTGTCCGTGCTCTTGTTGTGCCGTTCGGGTTCACAAGGAATAACACCTTGGCTGCCGCTGCTGATCCCTCAACAATGGCTCGGGTCAACGACTCAAGGCTTTGGATGTCTCCGAGGTATTCCTCGACGAAGCCACGGCCATACGCCTCACCGTCGATACGGGACAGCCTGAGCGGGATAAAGGGATTCTGGTCGAGCTTAAAGGTTCCACCGGACTCTGGGATGTTAATACCATTGGCGTCCTGCTGGACAATCCATTCATCCCCGACACGCTTACAGCTTGTGAACAGGTTGACCTTGGCGTCGGACGACGTAACATTCGGGTCTTGGCTTGCAAGGGCAGCTCTGACTTCTTCGGGCAGTGTTGGGAACGCAACAGTCTCCTTGGTGGCTACACACAACAGGTTGCCCATAGGATCACGTTGGACGACATACCTATCCAAGTGGAACACACGGACACCGCCGGCGTCTGGTAGGTATAACAGAGCGTTACCGGTGATGATAAGATGTTTGAGAGCTTCGTGGATTGCGACTCGATACGCACCACGGGACACCTCGGTCATCACAAGTTCCTCAAGAGCCTGTAGCGATCTTTCGATCTCTGATAACAATTCAGGTGGTGTGTCCTCCTCTGCTAACTTACGTTGGTCCGCCTGGAGTCTAAAGAAAGGTGAGTTAGGAGGCAACAAGGCGAGAAGCAGCTTGGAGGCAAGATTGTTAACTCCTCGTGATCCTACGCCGCTGAATGGAGTGTCAAGGCGACTGTGAGGTCCGAAGCCCTCTTCCGGCATGATGTAAGGAAGGGTGAGCTTAGAACACGCCCGAGCGCGATCAAGGTAAGAGTAGCGAGATCCTTCAAGGCGATTGTAGATCTGCTGTGCTGTCTCGTCTGGTGTGTGCATCGTATGTATGTTATTCTTCTAAAGTGTTGGTGTCGGCTGGTTTAAGCGCGATGTATTCGAGGTATGTTAATTCCTCACAGGTTCCAGCCTGAAGTGGTCCTTCGAGCATCTCGTCGTCGGCTGTGGTAAATCTCCAAGAGTCGATAGCAATTAACTTACGACCACTGCCGTCAGAAGCATCAGGAAGCGAATCAACAAGCGGCAGACCACGTTCGGTATATCTCCACGGGTAGCCACGAGATTGATCCACAGCAGTGCTCAAGGCGTCATAAACGGTAGGATCTACGACGTAATATCTAAAGCCAGTTGCAGCGCGTGACTGTTCGATTTCTGTGAGTGGTGTATCTAGTTCGTCCATGGCTCTTCAATGATAAATTCTTCCGGCTCCTCGATAACAACAGGCTCCTGCCAGTGCAGTCGCTCAAGGTAAGTCTCAAGGTCCAACTCTTCGATTCCCTCTAAGCTAAAGTCGTCAGTGTCGAGAATAAGCGACCGCTTGATGCAATAGAGTTTGTCTGTAGATGTCTCTGGGTCGAGGAATAGGTCAGACCACAAGGCTAACCACCGCTCTGTCCCGTTGTCGTCTGGTAGGTTCCGTGCAGCGTTACCAGCAGCCGTTAGTTGGTCATAAGATTGCTCGTTGCTAAACCTGAAGAATCTGTGAGTCTCGTCTGTCATGTTTGTTATTGTTCAACACTATTAATAAATATACTCCAGCCCTTTGATTTGAGCGATGAGATTGCAGCAGTAGTCGCGGCACTGAGTGAACCAGTTGATACATCATAGTCGATGTCGATGCCAGCGTCGGCTAGTGGTGTGCCTCCAGATAGGCCGTTATATGTCCCGTGTTTGCCGCTTGAGTCGATGGAAGTCAGGATGTTCTCGACCGATTGAGCGGTGAGGTCCGGACAATTAGTCCATGCGTTATTAAAAACTCCGCTGGTGATACTTGAGGGATTCCAGTTGCTAAACACATCTGCGGAGAAGTCAGTGAGAAATGAGCAGTAACGCCATGTTTGATACATGCTCGTGGCTGACGGTAAAGAACTACTGAAACTTGTGAGGGATGAACACCCATACCACGCCTGATTTGCAGAAGTCACTAATGGTAAGTCAGTGTTAAAACTTGTGAGTGACGTGCAAAGTTGCCATGCTGAAATCACATTAGTAGCCGTAGGTAACGGTGTGCTAAACGAAGTGAGTCCACTAGCATTCCATGCGTTACTAAAGTTCACATTGCTTGCCTCCGTGCCGAGCTTTGCGTCTTGGGGGAATTGCGTAAGTGCCTCGTAGGTAGACTGGTTGGAGAACCGATAGAATCTGTGAGTTTCGTCTGTCATAATAATTATTGAATAACTCCGTTGATGTTTACAGACCACCCGCGTCCGTTGAGCGTCTCGATGGCCGACAATGTGGCTGCTGTGAGTGAGCCAGTGGCGACGTTGTAGTCGATGTCGATGGTAGCGTCGGATAGCGCAGTGCCGCCTTCAAGGCCGCTTTGGGTAGACCACTTGCCAGACGCTGCGATAGAAGTCAGGATATTCTCCACACTGGTAGCTGTAAGTGCTGGACAACCGTCCCATGTTTCATTGAAAACGCCGCTGTAAATCGTTATTGGATTCCAAGAGTCAAAGAAACCAGAAGGAAAATCTGTTAATAAATTGTTATTACGCCATGCAAGCTCAAAGTCCCTTCCGTTATTTAAGTTTAACAAAGGAAACTTTGAAATGTTAGTATTATTCCATGAAGCTACAAAAATAATTCCAGAGCTTAAGTCTAACGCAGGGCAGCTCGTAAGTCCACTTGACTGCCATGCGCTCGTAAAGTTCACATTGCTC